GCATGAACCATAAAGCTATATACGAATTATATCCAACTGTTGTATCTGTTGATGATGGCGCAGGTGCTTTTGATGCTCAGGGTAACAAAGTTGAAATTGATATGGCCTTAGTTAATGCTTGGGTTGATCCAGACACTTACAAATATCAACGTGCCGCTGAGTATCCATCATTTGCTGACCAGTTTGACACAATCTTCCATGACGGCATTGATGCTTGGAAAGAGCAAATAAATACAATTAAAGAGAAATATCCAAAAGGTTAATAGAATATGGGCTATGGAACAATTGCAGCTGACATAATAACAGGTACTAATGGCAATAGCATTAGTCCAGAATCATCTGTATTTCGGAATAGAATTATCAATGGTGCAATGACTATTTCACAGAGAAATGGCACTTCTAGCGTTACTCCTGCAAGCCTTGAATATACATTAGACAGATGGCGGGCTATTATGTCTGCGACATCTGCAAGATTTTCAGTTCAACAAGATGCTGGCGCAGTAACACCTCCCGCAGGATTTACTGATTATCTAGGTGTTACATCTTTGTCGGCACACTCACTTGCTTCTGGAGACCAATACGGAATACAACAATGGATTGAAGGTTTTAATATTGCTGACCTAGGTTGGGGAACAGCCAACGCTAAAACAGTTACATTATCTTTTTGGGTTCGCTCAAGCCTAACAGGTACTTTTGGTGGAAGTATTGGCAATAGTGGTGCCGGCAGAAGTTATCCATTTACTTACACCATCAATGCTGCAAACACATGGGAATACGATACAATAACTATTCCTGGCGATACAGGCGGTACTTGGCTTACAGACAATAGCAGAGGAATGAGTGTTGTATTTGGATTAGGTGTTGGTTCGACATTAAGCGGAACTGCTGGAGCATGGTCTGGTTCAGACTTTCGTTCAGCCACAGGTGCAACATCCGTAGTCGGCACAAACGGTGCTACATTCTATATTACTGGTGTTCAGTTGGAAGTAGGCTCTACAGCTACTAGCTTTGATTACAGACCTTATGGAACTGAATTAGCTTTGTGTCAGAGATATTTCTTTGTGGCTGTTTCTGGGTCTTCAAAGTATTGGGGAATGGGGCAGAATTATTCTGCGTCTGTGCTAACAAGTTACATTCAATTTCCAGTAACAATGAGAGCTGCACCTACAAGTGCATCAACATCTGGAACAAACTATTATGATTTTTATCGTAATGGAACTAATGATGCCTTTAATAGTATTACTCTTGAGGCGGCTCAGGTTCAAGGAACAGGCTTCTTTAATAATAGCGAAATTTCAGGAACGGCTGGTCATTCAGGAAACTTATATACAAACAATGCTTCATCATTCATAGCATTTACTGCGGAGTTATAAATGTATAAACTTGTTAAAAGCCCAGTTACAGGTCTAATTAATGTTGTAAACCACCAAGTAGGCGATGTTTTATATAGCATCCCATTCGACCCAGCCAACACCGACTACCAAGAATACTTAAAGTGGGTTGCAGAAGGTAACACTCCAACTCCAGCAGACGAATAAATAAAGAGATAATATGCCTATTCAGCAAATAACAACAGGAATTATTGCGGACAATACAGTTATTGCCGCTGATGTCCTTGATGGAACATTAACTGGCGCTAAGTTAGCCGCTAATACTTTAGCAAACTCTGTATTCCAAACTGGTTCTGTTGAGAATTATAGTAGAGCTACTGGATTGCTTTCTGGTATGCGGAATAGGATTATCAATGGTGCGATGAGTTTTGACCAAAGGAACGCTGGTGCTAGTGTTACTCCTACAGTAGACCCTACATACACACTTGATAGATGGCAGGCTTGGTTAAGTGCCGCATCAAAATACAGCGTCCAACAAAATGCGGGGGCTGTAACTCCACCAGCAGGGTTTACAAATTATTTAGGAGTTACTTCTTTAGCGGCAACATCTCTTGGTGCTGGTGATTATTATGTACTTGCTCAAAACATTGAAGGTTTTAATGTTGCAGATTTAAATTGGGGTGCTGCAAATGCGAAAACAGTAACTTTATCGTTTTGGGTTCGCTCTAGTCTTACTGGTACTTTTGGAGGCTCATTAAGAAATTCCGCTGGAAATAGGTCATACCCATACACATACACAATTTCTGCCGCAAATACTTGGGAATACAAAACAATAACCGTTGCTGGTGATACAACAGGAACATGGGCAACAAATAATACAACAGGTCTTATTGTTTGGATTTCTCTAGGAGTTGGTTCAAACTTTAGTGGAACTGCTGGCGCATGGAACGCTAATAATAACACTTCAGCCACAGGAGCAACATCCGTAGTAGGAACAAACGGTGCTACCTTCTACATTACAGGAGTTCAACTAGAGGTAGGCTCTACAGCTACTAGCTTTGATTACAGACCTTATGGAACTGAATTACAGCTTTGCCAACGCTATTTTATTCGTTATAGTGGTGGTCCATCATTACGAGGGGTTATAAATGCAAGTTACCCTACAAGAATGGGTATGGTATTGCCTGTTCCAATGAGGGTAGCACCAACTGCAACATTAGTTGGCACAATGTCTGTTTTTGATGGAGTAGATGCAAAAGATGTAAGTAGCATCCAAACTGATTATTCAACAAATCAAGTTATTGAATACAACTTGTTAACTGGAACTACTTATGCAACAAATGGTCGTGCTTGTATTCAATACCAAAATGGTGCGTTTACTTTAAGTGCGGAGCTATAAATGTATAAACAACAACCAACCCATCCTATTTTTGGAAAATCAAAAGCTGTTAATAGATTGACTGATAACTCATCAGTCCCATTCGACCCAGCCAACACAGACTACGCTAACTTCAAAAAAGAAGTCTTAGCTGGTGCAGAACTGCAAGATGCCGATGGGAATGTGATGACACAAGAACAGGCTAATGAGTATATTGGAACACTTCCATAATTAAGCACCATAAATACTAGATTAATAGAGAGAACATAAAGTGGCTTTAACTCGTGTAACCCCCAATATTATTGCAGTTGCCAATAATGTCACCAATAAGACAGTTGGTAATACAACATCTATTCCATCATTTACATTCGATGGTGCTGGTGTAGTTACATCTGCATCCAATGTGGCAATCTCTGGTGCTGGTATCACAGCGAACACAGTTGCTAACTCAGCATTCCAAACAGGATCGGTTGAGGGTTATCTTCGTGGTGCCAATTTAGACTTTGGTATGCGGAATAGGATTATCAATGGTGCGATGACGATTGACCAAAGAAATAATGGTGCAGCCATTACTCCTAGTGCTGATAGTGCTTTATTAGACAGATTTTATTACGAGGCATCTGATGCCAGTAAATTTACATTTCAACAAAATTCTGGTGCTGTTACTCCACCAGTAGGATTTAGCAAGTATCTAGGTGCAAATACCGCAACTGCTGTGTCAATAAGTTCATCAAGTTATTTTATGGTTGAGCAAAGAATTGAAGGACAAAATATTGCTGATTTAGCTTGGGGTACCGCTTCAGCCAAAACTGTTACGCTGTCATTTTGGGTTCGTTCTAGTTTAACAGGCACTTTTGGTGGTGCTATTCAAAATCCTTCATTCAATCGTTCTTATCCATTTACATACACAATTGTTGCCGCTAATACATGGGAGCAAAAATTCATTACAATTCCTGGTGATACAAGCGGTTCATGGCCAACAACAAACGCTCTTGGAATGGTTATTGAGTTTGCTCTTGGTGTTGGTTCAACATATAGTGCAACAGCTGGTGCTTGGGCAGCTGGCAATTACAACTCAGCAACAGGGGCTACATCGGTAGTAGGAACTTTAGGAGCTACCTTTTATATTACCGGTGTCCAGTTTGAAGTTGGTTCCACCGCTACTAGTTTTAATTACAGACCTTTTGGGACTGAATTGGCTTTATGCCAGCGGTATTATTACACTAGTGGAACTTTAGCTAATCCGACTAATGCTCGTGGTGGATATACTGGTTTTGCTTATAGCAATGGAACTGAAGCATACGGGTATGCAAAATTTGCTGTATCTATGAGAACAGCCCCAACAGTTACTATGTTTGATAATAGTGGAACTTCAGGCACAGTAACACAAGCTGGTCAAGCAAATGGCATTGCAGCAACTGCTAGCAATATAAATATTCAAGGTTTTTATGGTGTAGAAAAATCTAGTGGAAGTTGGGCATCTACATCATCTACTTATCCAATAGTTGGCGGATTTACAGCTTCTGCGGAGTTATAAAATGTATAAATTATCACCTTTAGGTTGGGATGAAACTGAATATTCAAGCGTTATTGATTTGACTAGAATGTGCGCTATCCCATTCGACCCAGCCAACACAGACTACCAAGCCTATTTAAAATGGCTCTCCGAAGGTAACACTCCAGAACCTGCTGATACTCCAGAATAACACATAAATAAAAGAATATGCCAATTTCCACTATCAATTCTAAGAGTATCGCAGACGGCACAGTAGTTGCCTCCGATATTCTTGACGGTACAATCAGTTCATCTAAGTTAGTTTCTGCTAATATTGCAGGCGACCGAATTGCAGCCAACACATTAAGTAACACAGTATTTCAAACTGGTTCTGTTGAGAGCTACATGAGAGCTCAAGGCACTAGCAGTGTATTTGCTGGTATGAGAAATCGTGTTATTAATGGTGCCATGGTAATTGACCAACGGAATGTTGGCACAGCTTTTAATAATACTACAAGTGGAGTATATTCTGCTGATAGATGGAAAACTTATGGTGCTCAAGCTGCTAAATTTTCTATTCAACAAGATTCATCAGCAAATACAGTTGCTGGTTTTGCAAATTCATTAAAAGTAACATCATTATCTTCTTATTCTCTTGTGACAAGCGACCAATTTGATGTTTATCAATTAATTGAAGGATATAATGTAGCAGACCTCGCATGGGGAACTGCTAGTGCTAAAGCAATAACATTGTCTTTCTGGACTCGCAGTTCATTAATCGGAACATTTGGTGGGTCTGTTAGAAATACAGCAGCCAATCGTTCATATCCATTTACATATACAATTTCTTCCGCTGACACTTGGGAATATAAAACAATTACTATTCCAGGTGATACCACAGGAACTTGGGAAAAAACAACATCAACTGGCATCATTTTGTTATTTGGGCTAGGCACTCATTCAGGATTAAGTGGTCCTGCAGGTGCATGGGCAGCCGCAAATTATGTGTCTGCGACAGGTGCAACATCCGTAGTTGGTACAAACGGTGCTACTTGGTATGTCACTGGCGTCCAATTAGAAGCCGGTTCAACTCCAACTCCTTTTGAATATCGCCAATACGGTACTGAATTGCAATTGTGTCAACGGTATTATTTTAGAAATACGGCTACAACAACTTTTGGTGCTTTTTCTGTTTATGCTCCAGCCGTAAACGGCACAGATGTTTATTTGCCAATTCAGTTTCCTGTAACAATGAGAATTAGCCCATCTTCTTTAGAAACCGCAAATATTCAAGTATTGGATGGTGTAACTACATATACAGGCGGCACATTTACTATTGATTCAGTAAGCAATAGTCCAAATTATGCGTCTGTTAAATACGCTCATGGGTCAAGTGTGTTTAGTCAATACAGAACCTATGGTTATCGTGGCAATAATAATGCTGGTGCTTATCTTGCTTTTTCTGCGGAACTATAAAAATGACATATTACACAAAACAAATTCAATGTTCTGACAATCAAGAACACACTTATGTTTTTTGCGATTTACCTGATGGCGGTACTAAATCATTTATTGCAGACCCAGCCAACACAGACTATCAAGAATACTTAGAGTGGGTTGCTGCTGGCAATACTCCAGAACCTGCTGACGAATAAGAGATAAATAAAACACTATGTCAATACATTTAATAAAGGTGAACTAAAATTTCATATATTGGGAACCAAATTTCTGGCGGATCGTTTCGTTCAGAATACTTTTCTGGCGATGGTAGCACGACCGCTTACACCTTAGCTTATGGTACTGGATCAGAATCCTCTGTTATCGTTTGTATCTCTGGTGTAAAGCAAAAAACAGATTCATACGCTTTGATTAATGGTCAAATCGTTTTCACAGAAGCACCTCCTTCAGGCACAGGTAACATTGAGTTAACGTATATGGGGGAACGTGTTTTAACAAATCCTTATTTGGCCGCTGACACTTTTGGTATCGTTAGAATTAACGCTAATATTCTAACAGAGAATTGCAGCATCACCACCGGATATAATGCATCCTCGGCCGGGCCATTAACTTTGGCCAACAACGTTGTGGTGCAAGTTTCCAATAATAGCACCTGGACAATATTTTAATGTCTGAAGTTTCTCATCTATACAAGATTACTAATAGAAATACTGGAGAGTATTATGTTGGTAAACATAGAGGACTAACACAAGAAACAAGAAATGGTAGGTTGTATTGGGGTAGTGGTAAAAGAATACAGAATCAAATTAAAAAATATGGTACTGAAAATTTTGAATATAAAATTTTAGTAATTGGCAATACAGACTATATTTTTGAACTTGAATCCAAATATGTAACAAAAGAGCTCTTGCAAGATGAGTTTTGTTTGAATATTGTTACTGGTGGTCGTGAACCTCCTTCAAAAAAAGGATTTCAGATTACTGAAGAAACTAGGCAAAAATTAAGAAATAGGGTGCCAGCAGGTTTAGGACAAAAAAGGTCGGAAGAATCAAAAAGAAAAATGTCTGAATCTGCTTTGGGTAGAAAACATTCCGAAGAAACCATTAAAAAATTTATTGGTAGAACTCCTTGGAATAAAGGCAAAAAAGGTCTACAAACCCATACTGAAGAATGGAAATTAGAAAATTCCATCCGCAGTAGAGGTAACAAAGGACCATCTGGTTATAAACATACTGATGAGTGGAAATTACAAAACTCTATTCGCCACAAAGGTAATAAATATAATGTCGGTCGTGTTTTGACTGATGAAGAAAAAAGAATTAAATCTGAACATAACAAAGGTTTGGTTTGGATGAATAACGGACAGAGAAATTTTAGAATTAAACCAGGTAATGTTGATAACGAACTTAACCAAGGCTTAATTCTAGGCTTTTACAAAAACAAGGCATAATAATGGCTGGCAAAATTATAGTTGATACACTTGATACAGATAATTCGTTTATTACATTAAACGTTCAGCAGGCTACTGTTGCGACCATGAATACTTCTGGCATCTATTCGTCATCTGGTACTAAGATGATTGGTACTGATGGTTCTATTGGTAATTCTTCAATCTCTGGTGCAACTGTTTCAGGTAATTTAAATTTTGATGCAACTGGTACAACAGGTATTCGTTT